CTGGCGACCAGCAGCGAGAGAGACGCTGCTTTTTCCCAGCCCCGGCTCTTCCCCTTGCCGGGGTCTTTTTTCCCATACAATAGATCGTTCCTGTATAATTGCGGGTGACGAAAGCGGATGCTGGTGAGTTCCCGGAACCACCACCGGATGAGAGAAAGCGCCAGTGCAGCGAGTAGTCACCCCATCTCATGTTGTCCAATAAAGTCTCATACAGTCCGCTTGCATAACTTCTAGACTTGTCCTATTATCTGCGCGTCAGAGTTGGCACTCTGTCATAGCGCGAAGGACGAAACAACCCCAGTCAGTTTAGGTGGGGCATGTGTAGTTCAGTCTTATCTTCCCTTTAAACAGGGAAAAGTCCTTCGCGGGATATGACTGGGTTGCCCATGCCAACGGGCCATGCCCCACCTAAGTTGTCTGGGGTTTTTCTTTTGGCGTTGACTGTTTAATGGTGGTGCAGGCGGGGTGACGCCGGAGCCAGTCAGTGGGAGATCGGTACCCACCACCACCATTAAGCGGTCAACCTCTGACCGTACCTTCCACGAAAGCAGAGAGCTTGCATGGGCTGCCGAAGAGAAAACACTGGCCGAGGTCTGACCCGCCTGCGAGCCACGCTACCTTCAACGAGGGATAGCACAAGAGGGAAGGGCCAGTGGTGAGACATACCTTCCATCGAGATAATCGTTGCCTTCTGGGACAGCTAGGCTGCTGACAAGATCAGTAGCTGGGCAGGGCAGATACCCCGAGTGTGCTCCGCAAGGAGGGGGCTATCACCCATGGGGAACCTAAACACGGAACTTGCAATACACGGGTGTTGACAAGAATCATGTGCTGTATTACTCTACATCTAGGAGGTGGCCTATGAAGAGAGAAGAGGTGCTGGAGTTAGCGGTGAGTGCGGGGATCCTGCCGTGGGTCAAGCATGAGTGGGATGGCAAGCAGTTTCTCCACACGGACGAAGGGATGGACGGAGACCTTGCTTGCTTGTTGCAGTTTGCCGGGCTGATCGTGGAGCGTGAGCGTGAGCGTGCGGCCATGATCTGTCATCAATGTAAGGACTGGGAGTACGCATCAGAAGAGATTGCGTACCGAATACTTAATCAAGGAAAGGAATAGACATGGAGGCTATTTTTGAAAAGATGTTGAAGCAGGCGGTATCTAACCTGGATCAACTGCAAAAGCGCGGTCTGCTGGAGTTCAAGATCATCTGCGGCAGCGACGAGTACGGCACGCTGGTGGTAGCAAAAAAACCGGTGAAACCGAAGAAGCGCGGCAGCCCTATCGGCTTGAAGTATGGGGAGATGCGTGACTTTGTGGTTCCGCAGATTCAAGACCTAGCGCGGGGCGACATCACATCCATCAAATGCGGCGACTTTCCGCCGGACATTGTTCGTTCCAACATCTGCGCGTGGGCAACGGTGCGCTGGGGTAAGGGAACCTACACCACGACCATCAACCGCAATACCAAAGACGTTGAAATCTATCGCTATCCGGCAGAGGGCGAAACCCATGATCCAATTTAATCGTTATCGATCGCCCGACGACCCAGCAGATCTGCGCGAGGACATCCTTGCGCTCATCAGCGAGATGACTGATGACGCATTCCGCACACGGCTAGCCATGCCCACGGAAACGTTAATCAAAATGGGTGCGAAACATGGCAGGCATCCTCGGCTCGGTGCTATCGCAGCGCGGTTTGCCTTTTGGGGCGCGGTCGATTGGGATGACATCGACGATATGTTGCCGGAAGAGCTGCCAAAGAATTTCTGGTACGCGCAGGAAATAGCTGGCTGCATGGGGTTCGAGCGAGCTAACCGGCTGTGGCATGTGGAAGAGGACGATTGGTACACCCTGCAAGGGTTTGCCGACGACATCGTCGCACCTGGTGCGGGTGCTATCCATGGCTACATCAGCTACCAGCCACCGAACTCTGGCTTCTTTTCCGTTATCGAGAACATCGTTGCCGCGCACATCATCGCCGAGCAGGATGGGTACAACCTAAAGGTGGATTTAAGTGGGAACTGGTGGACGTATGACGAGCCGTTCGAATCCATCTTCGAAGATGTATTTGAATTCTGCAACGGCGGTCTGCCGATCATGCGGTTCCAACACATGCGGCAGCGGTTCTTCGACGCTGATCTTAATCAGGCGCAAGAGATGATGCGGCGCAAGAAGGGTTGGTACAACGAGGTGTACTTTGCCATCTCTGATTACGCAGGATCGCCGACCGAGTCTGACGTTGGGACCATTTTTGTTCGGGGCGGTGACAAGCTAAAGACGGAAACCATCCTGCCACCGATGCACACCTACAGGAAAGAGTTGGATTGGTTAAGGCGGCTATGCCGCAGGCGTGTGCTATTGTCCGACGATCCGCATCTGGCAAGCATTGTGCAAGGGCTTGACTTTCAAATCATCAACCGAGCCAATCAGTTAGAGAACGGATATCACCACCATCCGCAAGTGATTCAAACCTCTATTTCAATCATGCATAACTATTTGGCAATGGTCGAAGCCAAGCATAACTTCAGCTGTCCGTCTGCAAACCTGGTCAACGCTGCACAGTGGAGCAGAGAAGATGATGACAACTACAGTCTGACTAACCCTACTTATAGGTATCTGCTCATATGAGTTACGAACTTGCGATGCACATTCCGCTGATTGGCGGCGCGTTGATTGGTATGGGGCTCATGCTGGTAATTGCATTGGTTGCATTTGTTGCTTTATTTTGGGGAGATGAAGAGTGAACATTAATTTAGAAAAGATTGTCATCAACGGCGGCACACAAAGCCGCGACAAGATTGATGAGAACGTGGTTGCCGACTATGCAGACGCCATGCTTGCAGGCGCACAGTTCCCACCACTCGAAGTGTTTCATGACGGTGTTAGCTACTGGCTAGCAGACGGGTTCCACCGTTACTTCGCAGCCAAGCGGGCAGGTAGTCCTGGGTTTAAGTGCAACCTGCACGAGGGTACGCTGCGCGATGCGATTCTGTTTTCGTTCGGCGCGAACAAGGCGCACGGTCTGCAAAGATCGGCGGCGACCAAGCGCAAGATCGTTACCGCCATGCTTTCTGATCTGGAGTGGCAGGATTGGTCTGATCGTGACATAGCAGTGAAGTGTGGGTTCAGCCACACGTTTGTTTCGGCGGTGCGTAAGGAACTCGGCAAAGCGAAATCGACGACCACCTTTAATCGTATGGGCAAGGTGGTGACGCGCAAGGACCCAGAGAAGACACAGAAAGAACCGGCGGTCGAGTTCGACGAAGCAGAGGTGCAGCGCGAGCAGATGGCTGCGCTCGTCAGTCAGCTCAAGACAGAGAACGAAGAGTTGCAAGATCAACTAACAGTTGTGCAAGCAGCAAGCATCGATGACATTCAGAAAGAAAAAGCACAGTCGATCATCAAAGATTTACGCGCACAGATTCGTGCATTAGAGATAGAATTAAAAGAGATCACCGTCAGTCGAGATATGTACCAGCGTGAGAACGGTGAGTTAAAAAAGCAGGTCGCATCCCTTCTGAAGAAACTCAAGAAACTAGAAGGATAAAACTACGCCCACACCGGCGGGCTTGTGTGCCGGAAGGAGGAATCAATGTCGCTGCAATTACGGGACTATCAAGAGCAAGCTATACAGAAGTTGCGTGAAGGTTTTGCAAGGGGACACAGAAGTCAGTTGTTATATCTAGGCACGGGCGGTGGCAAGACAGAGATTGCCATCGCCATGTTGGAAGCGGCAAAGAAGAAGGGCAGCAAAGCCGCGATGATCCTTGATCGTATCGTGCTATGCGATCAGACCAGCAGACGATTGGACAAGTACAGCGTTGACCACGGTGTACTGCAAGCCGGTCACTGGCGGTATAAGCCCTATGAAAACATCCAAGTCTGCTCTGCTCAAACGCTGGAGAAGCGCGGTTCGTTTCCTGGCTTGGATCTGTTGGTCGTGGATGAATGCCACGCGCAACGCAAGCAGACCATCGAGTTCATCAAGAACAATCCGCACATCAAGGTCGTCGGGTTGTCTGCTAGTCCGTTTACCAAAGGGCTTGGCAACACGTACTCGAATGTCGTATCACCCATCACCACCAAAGAGCTAGTCGAGCAGGGTAGTCTGGTTCCGCTTCGTGTGTTCATCGCCAGAGAAATTGATATGGAAGGGGCGAAGAAAGTTGCGGGTGAGTGGAGCCAGGCTGATGCGACCGAGCGCGGCATGAAGATTACCGGCGACGTTGTCACCGAGTGGGCAAAGAAAACCCGCGAGATATTTGGTGAGCCGCGCAAGACGGTGGTGTTCGCAGCAGGTGTCGCGCATGGTGCTGATCTTGCGGCCAAGTTTCAAGCACTCGGCTACAACTTTGTCAGTCTGTCCTACAAAGATGACGAGGACTGGAAGCGCGAGGTCATCGAAGACTTTGCCAAGCCCGACAGTAAGATCATCGGCTTGATAGCGTGCGACATCTTAACGAAGGGATTCGACAACGAGTATGTGCAGATCGGCGTATCTGCTCGGCCATTCTCGAAGTCGTTCTCCTCTCATGTGCAGCAGATGGGCAGGGTGATGCGTGCCAACGTACACAATCCAGAGGCCAAGCCGTTTGCCGTTTGGTTGGATCACAGCGGCAACTATCTCCGGTTCCGGCAGGATTGGGATGAGCTGTTCGAGGATGGTGTCAGCAAGCTAGAAGATGGCAAAGAGAAGGCGAAGAAAGAACCGTCTGAACGACAGAAGAAAGAAAGCAAATGCCCCGTCTGTGCTGCGCTCTGGCCGTCTGGTAGTGACACCTGCTACAACTGCGGCCACGTTCGTGAGCGCAAGAACCTGGTGACTGAAGTGGATGGCAAGATGGTCGAGCTGTCTAACGGGATGCCGCGCGAAAGTAAGCAGGACTTCTGGAACCAGATGGTCTGGCTGATGCGCTATCAGGGCTGGTCGAAGGGTCGGGCTAGTCATACATACCGCGACAAGTTTGGGGTCTGGCCGAGAGGTCTGATCGACAACGAACCGGCGATGGTCACGGCAGAAACCAAGCGGTTCATCGACAAGAAGTTAAAGCAGTTTATGAAATCAATCGGGAGGGGTTGATGGACTTTATTCAATTTGCCAGATCACACGGCATCATCATTAACGAGCTGCCAGAGATCGGCGTGTGGAAGCGGTATCCAACAGAGGATCACCCGCGCAAGCGCAACGGCGCGTGCAAATACATGGGTACGCATGGGTTCGTGCAGAACCATGCACTATCTACCGTCACCAGTTTGTGGAAGCCTGACTCAAGCGACCGTCTGAACTTGGATATACGATCCATCGTCATCAGTCAGGCGCAGGCAGATCAGCAGCGTAAGAAGCTGGCGACCGAGGCTGTCGGCAAAGCGGTGCGTATGCTGAACGATAGCGGGTACAGCACCCACGAATACCTTGCAAGCAAGGGGTTTCCTGATGAGCAGGGTAGCGTTCTTCGGATCGAGAACAAGCCTGTCCTTCTCATACCCATGAGATGCGGCAAGAGCCTGGTCGGGGTCCAGCAGATATGGGAGGATGGCACGAAGAAGTTTTTGTACGGCCAGCGCACAAGCGGCGCGACCTTTACCTTCGATAACAAGGGCGTAAACATTGTGTGCGAGGGGTACGCTACTGCGCTGTCCGTTCGTGCGGCAATGAAGCAGTTGAAGCGCAGGTACACACTTCATGTTTGCTTCTCGGCTGGCAACATGGTGCGCGTAGCAGAGGGGCTAGAGCAGGGGTTGGTCATTGCAGATAACGACGAGTCCGGCACAGGGCAGCGGGCGGCAGAGGAAATAGGCTGGCCGGTTTGGATGTCTGATCGTGTAGGCGAGGATGCTAACGACTACCATCGTCGGGTTGGATTGTTCGATTTTAGCCAAAGCCTGACCCAGTCAATGCTCAACATCGGTCTGGCTCGGCATTACGAAGGATAGGCCGCCGCCTGTATGGGGCTGGATGATGGCAAGCGACTGCATGATTTCAACACCCAGGGCAAGGCAGCGGTCGCCTTCTCCAGAGTAGTCGGTTATCACCCTGACCTGACCCTCGTCGTTCTCGATCAGGTACAGGGTGAACATCTTTTTGCTAGTCATGGGCGCAGGATAGCACCGTCTGATCTTCTATCAGTTCAATCCCGATGGTTTCTTCGTTGTAACTCTCAGGCCACACAAAATCGGGCGCGACCGTAAACAGTTCATGCGCGGCGATGTAGGCTGCATCTTCATTGTCTGCATCGACTGTTATGGTTTTATAAACTTCTGCTTTGATTGTGACGTTGTAGGTGTTCATCGTCTGATCTCCTGTTAAGCGGTAACAACTAGCTGCATCCACTTACCCTCTATCGGTAAAGTGAATTCCTCTTTTTCGTCATAACTGAAAACGTCGAAGTCATCTCCATCTGTCCAACCCCATGCGTTGCACCAAAGCAAACTAGGGTCTGTTTCATTTTCAATAACGTATGCGTCAAGAATCATGGGTCTGATCTCCTATTGTTTGGCGTCATCTAACAGGTGCGGGGCGCACTCTTGTATGCTGTCCATCAGTTCGTTTTCATCCATTTGTTCTAGGTTCTCGCAAATTTGCTCGTAGGCAAATTGGCAAAGCGAACTCATGTCCATGCTGTCAACGAGATGGTTTGCATAATTTTCGATAAGCTGATTCATCGTCTGATCTCCTGTTAGTTGTTGGTTCCGCACACTAAGCAAGTGCCATCTTCGTGCGGCGTTTCATCCTCACAAGGGCGGCATTGACTCCAGCAATCGGCCATCAATTCGCCTGATAGAACGGCGGTGTAAACGGCGTATTGGCCGCCGCGCTCGTACGTTTCAATGGCTTTCTGATAGTTGGTCATCGTCTGATCTCCTGTTAGTTCACGATTTCAATTCTGTAATCCGCTGGTTCATAGTCCATGCCAGCGTCATCCATGTCCGCGAAATGCTCGTCTAGTTCTTTTCCGGCTTCTTCAAAGCTGTCGAAATAATGCGGCTGTCCGTCTATTTGCCAAACATTTTCGCCATCAAAAAGCACTTGATATTTCATCGTCTGATCTCCTATTAGTTCTGCTCGGCTGCGCCGCCGAGATAAGCATCCATCGCGCGGCAGATAAGCCAAGAATCAACCTCGGCAACGTTTTCCTCGGCGAGATAGTCGGCAATATAGGCGGCCATGTCGCGCAGTTCTTTTTCTGTGATGTTCATATCGTCTGATCTCCTATCAGGCTAATTCATGATCGAATGCGTAAGTCGATGCTACCGGCTCGGCATACGGCTCTGTCCGTAGTTGCTCGGCGTTGAAAACGTCAACGACTATTCCCTCGTCAGTCGTTTTCAGATTTACGGTAAACCCGCGAACGTCTATCCATACATTGCAATAGTCCTCTGCTTTGTAGTCACCATCGGGCAGCGTCACGGCCTTTTGTTCGCTACCGTCTGACCTAAATGCGATGTCGTAATTTGCTCGTTCATCCTCTGGCACGATAACTACTGCGCCACTTTCGTCGCGCACTTCGTTGCCAAAATCGTCGAGTGCAACACCTGTGCTGGTTATGTAATTGAATTCCATCGGTCTGATCTCCTATCGGCTGGCGGGTATTCCGGCTTTGCGGGCGCGGGTGATTGCTATCTTGGCGGCGTGTGTGCTGCTGAATCTGCGGCCTAAAAAATGAAATGTATCGTCGGTTACATAACAGTCAGGGCGGGAAAAGCTGCCGTTGATATACATTCCGTTGTAGTAAAAAGTAAACATCGGTCTGATCTCCTATTAAGCGGGGATGGTCTGATCGCCTGTCGCGCGCGCGATAGCGGCTCGGGCGGCTTCTACTTTGGGCGCGGTGTACTCGTCAACCTCATTTAAATCGGCCTCGTCGAGCAAGTCGCGGAGTGCGGCCAACAAATCAGGCGCGGCGGCCATTAATCGGGCGTTGGCGGTGGTTTCCTCTAGTCCATCTTCCCAGTCTGGAATTTGCGCGATGATTTCGCCTTGCGCGTCTTTAATGTTGCGGATGTATGCGCGGTCGAAAGCGATAGCCGATTTCCACGGCGCGATTGAAAATTTATTCATGGGTCTGATCTCCTGTTAGGCGGCTAGTGCGCGGAATGTTTTTGGCGCGGTTTGCTCGATCTCAATCTCGTATCCAAGTGCGGCAATATCTCGCAGCGCGTGGGTTGTGAGCGTCTTAGTTCCGGCGATGCGGGCGAATATCTCAGCGGCGGGGCAAGCGGGGTAGTAGGTCAGGACCCCATAATTTTTGTCGGCGCGAATGGTAATTTTCATTTTAATAACCTTTTAAAATTGAACATAAATTATTGTTCCGGCTTTCGTTTGTCCTAAAACGGTGGTCTGATCGTGCAAGTAGTTCAAAACCTCTTGTTCGGTTTCCTGGTCATCCATGCCGCTAACGTCGATGGAATAATCCTCGGCGATGCCGCGTGGCTCATCCTCGGCAAGGTCGCAACATAGGCCGATAACGTCGAGTTCAAAATCTGGGTCATTTTCCTCTAGCCAATCGTAAATAATGCCGAGCGCGTCATAGGAAAACTGATCTCCTCTGCCGCAGCGGTGGAAGGCATCGCGGAAGTCGTAAACGGATAGCGTGGTTTTCATGGGTCTGATCTCCTGGTTAATCTAGGTCGAGTGGTTGCTGGCCCCGATTGATCGGGCGGTAGGGTTTGATCGGTTCCAAGTCGGGCGCGATTTCCCACATATTCCAACCGCAGGTAATAACGCGCTGGCCTTGCTTGAGCATCTCGTCAATGAAGCTGCGGTCGGTTTCGCCCCATTGGTCGGAGTCAATCGGGAAGCTGCAAACAAGCTGCCAACCTTGTTTGTCGTTTTTGGCGTGGTAGTTGATGAGCATTGGTCGGGGTCCTTTACCAGTTAGCATCGGGCATATTGAAAGCGGCGTTGAATTGCAGTCCGCGCAGTTCGGCGGCTTGCTTGCTCTCGGCGTGGTAAACCTTGCGGTCGCGCGGGTAGTAGGCTATTTCGTCGCCTTTTTCAATCTTGCGGCCCGTTTCGGCGCAAAGTGAAGGAAAGCGGGCGCGGGTGAAGTAAGGGTCGTTTCGCATAGGTCGGCCTCAAATGTCGGGTTGTGCGTGGGATAGTGCAGCCATAAAAAAGCTGGTCGCGGTGCAGATCAGGCCGGAAGCGTGGTCCACTTGGCCGTAAGCCCAGGCAGCGGCGCAAAAGCCAGCTAGAAAAATCGTCGCGGTGGTCATGGTTTGTTTAATGGTCGGCATGGCAGTAACTCCAGAAAATGCCCGCTTGCGCGGGCGGGTCGGGTTAGTAGTCGAATTCATCTTCTAAGCTGGTAATCAGCCCGTCGAAGTCCTCGTTGGGTCCGAGTATTGATGCCAGCGCGAAAACTGCATCGCGCGGGTATTCCTCGGCGAGTGATTCCAGATAATCGCGGCGGCTAGCGAATCCGTTTGCTTGGTAGTCGTTCATAGTCGGGTTTCCTTTCAGGCGGTCTGTAGTGGGCGAATCAGGCTCATCATCATGAGTTCAGCCCCTTCGGGGTCGTATTGCATAACATCGGCGGCTTGGCGTAAGCGGTGGGCGATATCTTCAAGCTGGCAAGCATCCCGATATTCTTTTGAATCGCGGGCGGCAAGTTCGCTGGTGATATCGCGCAGTTTTTGCGCGGTTCGGGAAATGCTCAGTAATTCGGCGGCGGTGTAGGTCTGCATGGTCGGGGTCCAGTAAAGCCCGCCGAAGCGGGCGGGTCGAGTTATCAGGCTTCGTACACTCGCAGGTGAGCAGGGTTCACCCATTCAGCTAACAGGCCATGCTTGCGGAGTACAGCGTCGAGTGTCGGGTGAGTGCCAAAAATCCAGCCTTCGTTGTAGTCGCCTGAGTAGTAGTCGGCCCACTGGTAACTGTTGCTTTCCTCTGCGCTGATATCGAAGTAATCCGGCGCAGAGTGGTGAACGAATACAGGGCAACCAAGTTTCTTCAGTTCGTTAAATGCTTTGATATGTGTTCGTTTCATGGCGTATCTCCTGAAGGGCGCTACAGGGCGCAGCGCATGAGTGGCATATTAGTCGATGCAATACATAAGTCAAGGGGTATGCAATAGGTTTCTTCATGGTATTTTTTAATCGATTCGCTGGTATCGATAGCATTGCAATTGGTGGGTGAGATTCGATAGGCGTTGACTATTCCTTATTTGTTCCTGTATCTTCGGGCGCGTGATTGTCCGGCGGGCGGGCAAGTGAGCGCAGCGAACATCAGGCCATGAGTAGAAAAGCCATAAGACAACAGGTAAGGGAAACAATACAGAGTAAAGGTATTGATTCTGCGTTACGTCTAGGTAGAACCGGCCTCACAGCAAAGCAAAAGAAGTTCGCAGAGGGGATAGTCCTGGAAGGGTTGACCGGTGCTGATAGTTACCGCAAGGCATACAGCAACAAGGGAACACCGAAAACCATCGGGAACAATGCCAGCCGGTTGAAGGCCGATAGCAGAATACAAATGGAAATGGTCGCGCTGGAACAGGCTAAACAGGTGGCTGCGTTGCATACCGCAGAGGCTTTGCGCTCTCTGGTTATTTCTTCACTCACCCAGGCACTCATCGATCCCGACACCAAACCAGCAACACGCATCCAGGCGGCTAAGGTCCTCGGCCAAGTAACAGAGGTTGCAGCATTTACCGAGCGCAAGGAAATCACGCACATAAAAGACAGCGGCGCGATACGAGCGCAGATATTGGACCAGCTTAAAACGATGATGCTCGCATCGAGTGACGTACAAGACGTTGACGCAAATTCGCTGCTCGAAGAATTGTCCGGCCCCGAACCCCACCCTGGGGCCACCCCCCAAGATGCAGAATGGGACTCCGACGCGCATATACATACTATTCCCCACGAACCATCCCCCCATTTATCGGAAGACCCCCCGTCACCTTCAGAAACGCAGACCCCTGGGGGGGATATTTTTGGCGAAAACGACGAAGTTACCAAATGAACAAGTCCTTCATGGCAACGTTGCCAAGAGCGGTGGAAATAAATAGGGAGATGGTAGCGAGGCGTCGGGAGATGACGTTTGAGGAGTGTATGGAGGTAGGGATGACGCAGGCGCAGAAGGAAGTGTTTTTGATTGTGGACGAGTGGTGGAAGCAGTATGGGTTTGGGCCGTCGATTCGGGATATATGTGAGATCAGGGGTAAGGGTGGGTTGGGGAATACGCACGAGATTATTAAGCGGTTGGTGAAGTTGGGGGTTGTGAAGAAGGTGACGCGCGGGCAGCGGAGTGTGCGGCCGGTGTATATCCAGTTTAGGAATCTGGAATGAGCTACGACGAAGAGTTGATGTTGGAAGCGTTCCGGTTGTTGTACCAGGTGTACCGGGAGCAGAAGTCGGGGCGGCGGTATTACAGGCCGGTGTCGATATATCCGACGATCGCGAAGATACAGAAGAGACTGGACAAGCCTGTGCGGCAGGAGAGTCTTTCTATAGTGGCGATGCGAGAGAGGGCGAACAGTCCGTGGACTTAAGTGAGCTGATAGGGAAGTTACCGCCGGTAGAGCAGGACAAGTTACTGGAGCAGGTGAGTCAGTACCGGGATGCGGTCGTGCGGGAGCGGGCGCAGGGTAAGTTCATGTCGTTCGTGAAAGAGATGTGGCCGGGGTTTATCCATGGACGGCACCATGCCATCATGGCAAAGAAGTTCGAGGAGATTGCGGAAGGGAAGTTGAAGCGGCTGATAATCAACATGCCGCCGCGACACACCAAAAGTGAGTTTGCAAGTTACCTGTTACCTGCGTGGTATCTGGGGCGGCACCCGGATAAGAAGGTAATCCAGACGTCGAACACGGCTGAACTGGCGGTGGGGTTTGGCCGGAAGGTCAGGAACCTGGTGGACAGTGACCAGTACTCGAAAGTGTTCCCGAACGTGGGTTTGCGGGCGGATTCGAAAGCGGCTGGCCGCTGGGCGACGAGTCACGGTGGCGATTATTTCGCGATTGGTGTCGGCGGTACGGTGACGGGTAAGGGCGCGGATCTGCTGATTATTGATGACCCGCACTCAGAACAGGAAGCGAGGTTGGCGCAGGGTGATCCGACGGTGTTTGATAGTGTGTATGAATGGTATACGTCGGGTCCACGGCAGCGTTTACAGCCGGGTGGGGCGATTGTGGTGGTGATGACACGCTGGTCGGACAAGGATCTGACTGGCCGGGTGTTGAAATCAGACGCGACAGAGTGGGAAGTGATCGAATTTCCTGCGATTTTGCCGTCGGGGAACAGCCTGTGGCCGGAGTTTTGGCCGGTGGATGAGCTGTTAGCGCTGAAAGAGGAGCTTCCCGCCTATAAATGGAACGCCCAGTACCAGCAAAAGCCCACGGGTGAAGAGGGTGCGCTGGTAAAACGGGACTGGTGGCAGTTGTGGGAGGGGGACAGAGCGCCTGCGTGCGAATTTATCATCCAAAGTTGGGACACGGCGTACACAAAAAACCAGCGGAGCGACTATTCCGCGTGTACGACATGGGGTGTTTTCCACAAAGACGAGGATGAGAACGATGTGAACATCATTTTGCTGGATGCGTGGAAGGGGAAGGTGGAGTTTCCTGACCTGAAACAGAAGGCAAAGGAGATGTACGACGACTGGGAGCCCGATGCTTGCATTATTGAAGCGAAAGCGGCGGGGGCTCCGCTGATATTTGAGCTGCGGCGCATGGGCGTGATGGTTCAGGACTTCACGCCGACCCGTGGCAACGACAAGTTCGTGCGTCTGAACAGCGTTACAGACCTATTTTCTTCCGGTAAAGTGTGGGCACCTGATAAACGCTGGGCAGAAGAGGTGATTGAAGAGTTTGCCAGGTTCCCGAACGCCGAGCACGATGACTTGGTTGACTCGGGTGTGCAGGCGTTGATGCGATTTAGGCAGGGCGGCTTCCTGCGGCTGGGTTCCGACGAGGAAGATGAGCCGTTAGACCTGCGACGCAGACGGAATTACTACTGAGGACCGGATGATTGAGTTTGACGAGCTGTCGGCATTTGCCCAGTGGTACTTAACTAACAGGCCGTTGAGTCCGCCGCCTGCTGCCATCACGGTATACGACAATATGACGGGTGTTTGCCTGTACCGCAGCGGTCCGTATCAGGTGCAGATGTTCACGGCGCAGCCAAACTCGTCGGCTCCATCGCATATTCACCCGAATGTAGACAGCTACGAGTTGTACTTGTCGGGGGATTTGGATTTTGTTATCAACGGTGTTGTGTACAGCCACAAGGAAATCACTGCTGCGCCCACGCCGGTACGTATTTATCCAAGCTACTGGCACGAAGGCGTGACGGGCGACTTGGGCGGTTCTTTTTTATCCATTCAGAGATGGCTAAATGACACGCCACCGACTTGCGTAGGAAATGATTGGATTGATATCAATGGGGTTACGAGAGGCAACTGCCCTAGCAAATTTAAGGATTGATCATGGCGACAAATATTGACAAGGCGCTGTACCAACTACCTGCCGGAATCGGTGAGGACGTGATGGAGGCGGAGCCGATTGAGATTGAGATCGAGGATCCGGAGGCGGTGTCCATCGGGATCGGCGATTTACAGATAGATATGGAGGTCGTCGAGGACGAAGACGAGTTTGCCTCCAACCTGGCCGAGGAGATGGACGAGAAAGAGCTGCAATCCTTGGCTGGCGACCTGCTCGGTGACTTTCAGGACGATATCGACGCCCGCAAGGACTGGATGAAGACGTATGTCGACGGCCTTGAGCTGCTCGGCATGAAGATCGAGGAAAGATCAGAGCCATGGGAAGGAGCCTGCGGTGTCTATCATCCCCTTCTATCTGAAGCGCTTGTTAAGTTTCAAGCCGAGACGATCATGGAGACGTTCCCGGCTTCGGGTCCCGTTAAGACCAAGATCATCGGCAAGGAAACGCCGGAGAAAAGAGATTCGGCAGAGCGTGTCCGCGAGGATATGAACTACCAGCTCACGGAAGTAATGACCGAGTACCGGCCTGAACACGAGCGCATGTTGTGGGGCTTGGGTCTGGCGGGTAATGCGTTTAAGAAGGTGTACTTCGACCCGTCGCTGGGGCGGCAGGTGTCGATCTTTGTACCGGCAGAAGATGTGGTGGTGCCGTACGGGGCAAGTAATCTGGAATCAGCACCCCGCGTGACGCATGTCATGAGGAAGACGAAGAACGAACTGCGTCGGCTGATGGTTGCTGGCTTCTATCGGGACATTGACCTGCCAGAACCAGAGAACTCGCTGGACGATATTGAGCGCGAGATCGCCGAGAAGATGGGCTTCCGCGCAACGACGGATGACCGCTACAAGTTGCTGGAGATGCAGGTGTATCTGGATCTGCCGGGGTTCGAGGATACGGACGACGACGGCGAGAAGACAGAGATCGGCCTGCCATACATTGTAACTATCGAAAAAACTTCACAAGAGATTTTGGCTATCAGACGCAACTGGCGGCCTGACGACGATACGTATCAGAAGAGGAATCACTTTGTTCACTACCCATACATTCCCGGCTTTGGCTTCTATGCCTTCGGCCTTATTCATCTTATCGGTGCTTTCGCTAAGTCTGGTACTTCTATTATTCGTCAGCTTGTCGATGCTGGTACTTTATCGAACCTTCCGGGTGGTCTTAAAACCAAAGGAATGCGCGTCAAGGGAGATGACACTCCAATTGCTCCCGGCGAATTCCGAGATGTGGACGTTGCCGCCGGAACGATCCGCGACAATATTCTCCCGCTTCCGTACAAAGAGCCAAGCCAAGTTCTACTAGGCTTGATGAACCAGATCGTTGAGGAAGGACGCCGATTTGCTGCGGCGGCTGACCTCAAGATCGCAGACATGTCGGCCAACTCGCCGGTCGGCACCACGCTGGCTATCCTTGAGCGCACGCTGAAAGTCATGTCGGCGGTGCAGGCTCGTATTCACTACGCGATGAAGCAGGAGTTGAAGCTCCTGAAGGACATCATCCGTGACTACACGCCGGACGAGTACGACTACCAACCGATAGAGGGTACGCCCCGCGCCAAGAAGTCGGACTACGACGATGTGGATGTGATCCCGGTATCGGATCCCAACTCGGCCACGATGGCGCAGAAGGTGGTGCAGTACCAGGCTGTGATGCAGATGGCGCAGGCCAACCCACAGATTTATGACATGGTGGAGTTGAACCGTCAGATGCTGGAGGTGTTGGGTATTAAGAACATCGGCAAGCTAGTGCCGAGCGCACACGACCTCAAGCCGACAGATCCAGTTACAGAAAACATGAACGTCCTAAACGGCAAGCCCGTGAAGGCGTTTATCTACCAGGATCACGAAGCTCACATAGCAGTGCATCAAGCAGCCATGCAGGATCCGAAGGTTGCGCAACTCGTCGGCCAAAACCCGAAAGCGCAGATGATCATGGCAGCAGCGATGGCGCACATCAACGAGCATGTGGCATTCCAGTACCGCATAGAAATCGAAAAGCAGTTGGGCGTACCGCTGCCGGAGATGGACAAGCAGTTGCCGGAAGAGGTGGAAGTCGAGGTCAGCCGCATGATGGCAGCCGCTGCGGCCAAACTGTTGCAGAAGGATCAGGCAGAGATGGCGCAGCAGCAGGCTATGCAGGCAGCGCAGGATCCGCTGGTGCAGATGCAGCAGCAGGAGTTGGCGCTCAAAGCGCAGGAAATCGAGATCAAGAAGCAGAAGATTGCGGTCGACGCTGCGGCAAAAGCAGACCAGATCGAAGTCGAGCGTGCTCGAATCGAGGCGCAAGAGCGTATTGCAGGCGTTCAAGCCGGTGTCAAAACAGCGGCAGAGAAGGCCAGATTGGAAGCGGAGATGGAGTTCAAGGGTGTGGAGCTTGGTTCCAGAATCGCCAAGGAACGCGCCGAGTTGTCTAGGCCAGAACCCAGACCGACAAAACCGAAAGGGTAATCAATGGAAAAGGCGTTTGAAATCATCCTCAAACAGGTGCGTGACAAGCGCGAACAGATAGTCGAGGCGGTGGCTAACAACGCGGCCAAAGACTTTGCGGACTATCAAAAACTTTGCGGCGAGATCCGAGGTCTATCGCTAGCGGAGGGTTTTATCTTGGACCTTGCAAAAAAAATGGAGTTTTCTGATGAGTGAACTATTAATCGCCAGTCAAGATGGCGAGACTTCAACGCTGCCAGAAACAGCCGAGGAGAAAGCAAAGCAACTGCCGGAGCCGACTGGGTATCACATCCTAGTAGCGCTTCCGCCTGCCGAGGAGAAATTCGACAGCGGTCTCGTCAAAGCAGACCAAACTATGTACGAGGAAAAGGTACTGGCTACTGTCTTTTTTGTCCTGAAGATGGGTCCGGATTGCTACAAAGATGAGAAGCGGTTTCCAAACGGTCCATGGTGCAAGGAAGGGGATTTTATTCTCGCCCGTCCTAACACTGGCACGCGGCTGAAGATTCACGGTCAAGAGTTCAGGCTCATCAACGACGACGTGGTCGAAGCGGTCGTGCAGGATCCTCGCGGCATTAGTCGCGCCTAACAAAGGAGAAACAAATGGCAGAACAAGATCGTGAGGAGTTCAAATTCCCTGACGAGCAGGAAGACGTTAAGGCGTCCGCCGACGACTTTGAATTTGAGATAGAGGACGATACTCCGCCGGAGGACAGAGGCCGCGAGCCGATGCCGAAGGAGATCGTTGAAGAGCTAGATGGCGACGAGCTGGAAGAGTATTCCGACAACGTCAAGCTACGCCTGAAGCAGATGAAGAAGGTGTGGCACGACGAGCGCCGGGAGAAAGAGGCCGCTCTGCGTGAACAGCAGGAAGCCTTGGCCTACGCCAAGCGGTTGCTAGAAGAGAACAATTCTCTGAAAGGCCGCCTGACACAGGGCGAGCAAGTGTTTGTCGAGACGGCAAAGACGGCAGCGGAGTTGGAGTTGGATTCAGCCAAGAGGGCTTACAAAGAGGCCTACGACTTGGGTGACTCTGATTTGCTGATTGATGCACAGGAGAAACTCAACAGGGCGCAGATGAAGTTGCAGCGCGTTGCCGAGTTTGTTCCGTCTAGACATGAAATCGAAACTGATGTACAACCCGCAACAAATCCAGTACCTCGTCCTGACCAGAGGGCAGTTGCGTGGCAAGAGCGCAACCAATGGTTCGGTAAGGACGAGGAGATGACCAGCTTAGCTCTGGGCTTGCATCAGAAGTTGGTCAGTCAGTACGGGGCGTCTTATCCGTCCACGGATGAATACTGGAAGAAGGTCGACGAGACCATGCGCCGTCGATTCCCAGAGCAATTTGCAGATCGGGACGAAGCCCCTGCGCAGGACACAAAACCCCAGCGCGAGAAACCCGCCCCTGTCGTTGCTCCTGCAACGCGAAGTACCGGATCCAAAAAGATCAAGGTGCCGCAGTCGGCAGTAAACACAGCCAAAAAACTGGGTGTGCCGTTGGAGAAATACGTACAGGAAATGATGAAACTGGAGGGTAGATAAATGGCCGAGAACCGTATGCCACGTAGTACAGAAAGCCGTAACCAAACGCAGCGTCCCCAGCAGTGGAGGCCGCCGGAGCTTCTGCCAGAACCAGATAAGCAACCGGGTTACAAATACCGTTGGATTCGCGTGACGCTACAAGGTCAGGCTGACGCCCGCAACATCTCTACCAAAATCAGAGAAGGTTGGGAGCCAGTCAAGGTCGAAGAGCAACCGCAATATGCACTGCTAGTCAATGGCGACGGACGTTGGAAAGATTGCGTCCAAGTCGGCGACGTGATGTTGTGCAAGACGCCAGAGGAGCTGGCCGAGCAACGTAACCAACATTACCTTGCGCAATCGGAACAGCAAATCAAGGCGGTGGACAACAATCTTATGCGTCAAAATGACCCACGTATGCCGCTATTTAAGGAATCGAGTTCCTCGACGACTAAGGGCGGCGGTTAAACTTATTGGAGTTATCAATGGCATATCCTACTGTATCGAAGCCTTATGGGCTTCAGCCGGTCAATTTGATCGGCGGACAGGTGTACGCCGGTTCGACTCGTCTGTTCCGTATTGCTAGCGGCTACGCTACTAGCATCTACTACGGCGATGTCGTGAAAATCGCTTCGGACGGCACGGTCCAAAAGGACACGGGCACTTCCACCGCGACCCCGGTTGGCATCTTTCTAGGCTGCACCTACACCAACCCATCGACTAACCAGAAGCTGAACTACCAGTATTACGCTGGTGGTACTAATGCTCCTGACATCCAAGCGTACGTTGTTGACGATCCTGATGTTCTGTTCAAGATGGCTGCTGTTTCGTCCGGTACTACCGTTGCTTTCTACAGCTCGGAGCAGATCGGCCTGAACGCTGCGCTTATCCAGAACAATGGTTCGAATACTACGGGTGACTCGCAGGTTGCAATCAATGGCGCTTCGTTCGCCACGACTGCATCGTTGCCAATCCGTATCGTTGATATCGTGCCAGATACCTCGAATAGCGCTAACGGCTATTGCGAGTTCATCTGCAAATTTAACGCACCGTACATGGTTTCAACGTTTACTAGCCCAGGTAACACCGTGGCAACCGTTGTAACTGGCGGTCATGCGTATCTGAACCCGACTGGTGTTTAAGGAGTAAGACATGGCTATTTCACGCGCACAACTACTGAAAGAGCTACTGCCTGGCCTGAACGCTTTGTTCGGCATGGAGTACGCTCGTTACGGCGAAGAGCACAAGGAGATCTACGAGACAGAGACCTCCGAGCGTTCCTTCGAAGAAGAAACCAAGCTGTCTGGCTTCAGCGCCGCACCGGTCAAGAACGAAGGTTCTGCGATCCGGTACGACAATGGTCAGGAAGCATGGACTGCTCGATACAACCACGAGACTATCGCTCTTGGTTTCAGCCTGACCGAAGAAGCAATTGAAGATAACCTCTACGATTCGCTGTCGGCTCGCTACACCAAGGCGCTGGCTCGTGCAATGTCCTACACCAAGCAGGTAAAAGCTGCGGCTGTTCTGAACAATGGCTTCTCGTCCACCTATCCAGGCGGCGACGGCGTTGCTCTGTTCAGCACTGCACACCCGCTGGTATCGGGCGGCACCAACAGCAACACACCGTCGACCCAAGTTGACCTGTCTGAAACCGCGTTGGAAAACGCAGTCATTCAGATCGCCGCTTGGACTGACGAACGTGGTCTGCTGATCGCAGCTCGTCCTCGTAAACTGATCGTGCCACCGGCACTCCAGTTCGTAGCTACCCGCCTGTTGGAAACCCAACTGCGTCCGGGCACCAATGATAACGACGTGAACGCGATCGTTAACAACGGTTCCATCCCGGAAGGCTATACGATCAACCACTTCTTGACCGACACGAACGCATGGTTCCTGACCACTGACGTTCCTAACGGCATGAAGCACTTTGTTC